CTTTTGGTATTAGATGAGGAAAAGCTTTACATATCAATTATACAATCTGGTTATCCAACATACTTACTTTTTCTCTTTCTTTTTCTATATCTGTTAATAGACTTTCTTCATTAGCAAATCCGGATAACCTTATTATGTTTTCTATTAAATAATCTATTTCTCCAGCCAACCTACAATCAAGAATGGTTTGATCATATTCTGGATACAAAAAACAAATTTTAAGTATTATATCATCTATTTTATGAAAACCTTTTTCTTGGAAAATAATTATATTAAAATATTCACCCCTAGTTAATGCTCTGAATATATATAGGTTATTGTTTATTTTAACATAAAAAATATTTCCATATTTCTGTTTCCAAGATATAATATCTTCAATGAGGCCGGCCAATTCTTTCTGCATCTTCCAACCTCCTTATAACTTAACTGGCTCCTCTGTAATACCGAAATTAGAAGCAGTCATAATTAAATCTACTATGGTAGATATAGTACCAGCTTTAAGAGTAGGTAATTTTGACGCATCTACTTTTGGCCAAACTATACACATCTCAGCTACCTTCTCTTCCAAAAAAGTTCTGTTTTCTGAGTTTTGATTACTTAATTGCATAATATTCTTATATTCAAATCTTCTTATTGGCCTATAAATAAACTTCTCGTCTCCAAATGTTGCAACAAATACATCACCAAACTTAGCTTTCCACTCATCAACCTGTTGTTGAGTGGGACCTCCAGATATTCCTAACGGACCTATTTTCTCTTCCATATTGCTTCTCCTTTATTTTTATATTCTTCCACAGTTCTAGTTCCCTTACATTGATTACACTTTTTATGGGATATGCCTAAATTCTCATATAAGTTAGACCCTCCCCTAACTAGCGGAATACGATGTTCTAGGGAATCATCGCCAAAACATATTGGCATGTCACATAAAATACACGTTAAAGTTCCATATTTCTTAATATTATCTTCATACACACACTGAAGTAGCTTCTTAGTTATTATTCCTTCAGCATTTTTACACCTATTTCTTCTCTTATGTTTTCTTACCTTCGAACTAATTCTACCCTTTAATGATAAGTTATACCTAAGCTGAGATTTTCGATAAACATCTTTAAGTTTATATCTATTTTTAGAAGATTTTGCTGAATTAGTTTTGTTATATTTGGACATAGCTCTTAAGCGAGCTTCTCTCCCCTCTGGTGTTTTCTGATATGCTCTATTATGTCCCAAAATATATTCCCTATGCTTAAGATAATAAGTACGTCGCCATTTTCTTCTCTGTTCTTTTGTTTTCATCAACGTGTCGTTCCAATATACGTATCTGAATCCCTTGCTATAAAATCATATTGTTCCATTACAGGTTGACCCCCAACTTGTAATGTTTGTGACTCACCAATAAGATGAACTCCAGTAAGTGATTTTGATGTGGATTGAAGTTGATCTTTTAGTGTTCTAGCTTCAGAACCTGATAGATTTCCATATGTAACTAATATGTTAAAACCATCTGGCATATTTATTGACTGCTGTACATCTGGTGCACTTACTCTTTTTTGAAACTCGTCATTAACCGCAGTAGCTCTATCTGGAGGAACTTCTTCCCCCCATATTAAATCTTCATACAACTTAACTTCCTCTAAGAAGTTCTCGCTTTCACCAAGATTCTTCATCTCCGTAACGGTTGTAGGACCAAAAGTATCATTCTTTAAATGCAGACCTATTATTCTTCTAAGTTGAGGCCATGTTTCATTCTGAAAAATATGTTTATCCTCAGCATCTGTTCCTGGAGATAGTGATCGATATAGATATTTTATCCTATCCATTACAGCAGATAAATATCCACGTTGTCTAAAATTAATAGTAAAATTACCTTGAATTAAAATTGTGCCCTTTGCAACAGCATCAAACTGCTGGGAAGCGTAGCCATATATTGGCTTTTTATTCTGAGTTCTATTCCACTGTATTGCCGCTATATCATCTATTAATATATCACCAAGCCATACAGTTATTTGAGACCCAGAATAAAAGTCAAATTTATTGACTGACCCCTTACCATAATCCTTCATAAACTGTGGGCTTAATGTCATTGCAACGCACTCCTGTGTGAACTCATTCTTCTATGAGCTTCGTCTAGTAACACATCACTACCAGTTTTTAATCCAGGCAAAGTCTTATTCTTCCTAAATGGAGGACCTTTGTGTAACATATCTATATCAGATGAAACATAAGTATTTGTTTGCTCTGTAATAAGATCATCTATACTAAAAGTGCTACCTTCGTTAACCATTCTTATACCGTATATACCCATTGTTGCAACATCACCATATTCGTTATTAAATGTTATAATTATATTAAACGGTGGTATTTGGTCGATTAAGATAGTAGTTGGATCATAATCATCTACATACGAATATTTTAGTGCCTCGGCCAAAACATATTGATCTAGGGTTGTCCATACCGTAGATCCAGCTATAGTTCTCGGTCCTCTTGTATAAGCAACAGGATAAGTCTTACCTAGTGTTCTTACGGGTTGTACATCTCTAAATGTACTATAACTTATCGTCTGTAGCGTACCTAAAACTCCTACAACTGGCTCGCTCACAGGTTGTGGACCAGTTATGTCCTCTCCGACTAATTCCTGCGGTGGAATGTGTATATAAGCAATTATATCAGCCCCAGAAAACGAATTAAAGAAACCATACGCATTACTAGCGTAACTCTGAGTACCTTCTTGTGCTCTACGCCTGGCCCTCTTCTCATTCTCAGTCTGGTTTTTATTATATCCTTTATCACCAAGAGGCCACCAGTAAGGTGTGTGCGTCAGTTTACTTATCTCATTTGAGAAACTCGAAAGAAATCCCATATACCACCTCTATCACTAGGACCTACAGTTTATGCTGCAGGCCCCAGCAATATTATGTATTATTAAGCAGTTCCACCAGATCCTGCCCAAGTCTTAGTAGAAACAACATCAGAATGAGATGCTTTCCACGGAGAGATCTCTCTTGCAACAAAGGTCATAGTTTGTTCTGTAACTATATCATCAATCGACATTCCTGATCCCTCATTTAAAATCTCCACTCCTCTAACAGACATTTGGGCTACCTGACCATACTCATTTGCCGCAGTAAGAACTATATCGAAAGGCGGTATTTGATCAGGGTACCAAGGCGGTTGCCATGTATTATCTGTATTAACATCTTGCCAGACCTGTTCGCCCTTTGCTTCATCTGATGTATGTTTTTGAACATCAGTATCATGGGCAAAAAACCAACCAGATCTATCTTCTATAGTCTTAAATATTTCTAACAAAGCGCTCCTATCAAAAACTGTGAATATCAAAGTTCCAGCTATCCCTCTTTTACCTCTAGAAAAAGAGCGAGGATCAGCTGAACCCATAGTATAAATGGGAGCTTTTTCTCTCGTCACAGAATAGGACACACCCTGTAGTTCACCAATTACTTTCCCTCCGAACGTGGCTTTTATATCCACGCCCGAGAAAGAATTATAACTGCGAGTATATTCGCTAACAGGCATGTTATTCTCCTCCTTTTTCTAATTTATTCTGAAGTAAGTGCAACAATTACAGTAATTGTTTGCAATTCAAAAGCCGGAACTAAAACCAATTCAATATTAGCCCTACCCAACACTTGATCAGTAGGTGACGCATAAACATTAAAATTAAATCTTCTTAGGGCACCATTTTCCTGCATATTTTTTAGCGCATTTTCGACAGCAGTAGCAAGAGCATTTCTTTGAGGAGCATTATTAGGTTCACCAATAAACTGATCTGCAACCTCTCTTATATAATTAATAGCATCATGTACTATTCTAACAGTTGAGAGTCTCGTAAAATCAGACCTATAATATTGGCTAATATTATAAGCTCCCGTTATTGCACTAGCAACTACAATACCTTTAGACTTGGATAAAAATGTAACATACCTACTTCCAGCAAGTCTGTTTGGTTGGCCCTCAGAAAAATTCTGTTGCAGAGTTACGCCACTAATTACCTTATTAGTGGGGGCACTTTTTGCAGGTAATGAAGAAATAAGACCCGCATAAGTAGCAGCACCATCAGAATTATAATATCCGTATGTAGGATATCTATCCACTGCTGCATCATTTGCAGCTCTGACATTAGTAGCTACAATAGATATATAAGCCCCTATATCAACTCTGTTACCTTTTGCATCTGTAACATCTCCGCCACTATAAGCTGCCGGTTGCTGTTCAGTAGTTGTAGCAACCAAACAATAATTACCGGGTGTACCCGTAGCAGTCTCAGTAGTACCATCATAATAAGAAACGCTAGTATAGTTTTCTAGAGCAGCTGTCCATGTTTCTATCTCAGCTAGGGTAGGTGTTCCTGATGCACTTGTAGTATGAGCTTGTGTTACACCCATCGTACCTAAACAAGTATTGTTTTCTTTTGTTGCTTGATAACAGAAATTAGCTAATTGATAACCAAAACTCCATTGAGAACCTGCACCACTATGATAGTTTGCAGTAACACTCGTATCTAAGTATGCACCAATAGGGACAACAATATCAACATTATAATTCAACAAAGCATCGTATGCTTCTCCTAAATATCCATATCTGTCGTTAGCTGCAATATATGAACCAGAAGCTGTGGGCAAAATATTCATAAGTTCTATATCTCTACCACCAGCTACATAACATTCAAACAAAGCTCTGCTTAATTCACTCGTAGTACCATCTGAGTTTTGAAAAATATTATATGCTTCGGTTAAAGAACCATCGGATATGGAATATGGAACATACGCAGTCGCGTTGCCATTAGTTGAAGTAGTCATTCCCAACAGGAGGATCTTAGGACCAGACGGTGGTCTACTAACACGCAAACCTTGATCTAGTATTTCTACCGTTGCTCCTGGTAAATTAGCAAAGGTTGGCATTATTTATTCCTCCTTCTTTTTGTTTAAATTAGACATATGCTGAAAAACCATCATCTAGTTTTTCAGTCCATCCGGAAGGTGCTAAACTTGTGTACCCAACCCCATAAAAACCAGAGGGTACAGTATTACTAACTTCCAGATATAGATCTAATTGTTTAAAATCATGTTCTCGTACTGTTACTATTTTCTCAGTCTTAAAATAATACAATACACTTCTAACCGCTAAATCATTTCTCCATTTTGTAACTTCTTCGTCTTGCCTTCTCATCCAGTAAAGTATCTCATTGACCCCATTCTTCTTCCAGACCCATGTATACTTATACACAAAGTCCTCAAACCATTCAATTAAATCATCAGCTCTATTATTTGTTTTAGACCAACAATCGAACTGAATTAAATTATCAAACCATTGACCTAATATCATAACATGACAGTCATTATAATCTGGATCAACTACATATTGCCTGACCCTCGGTTTTATTTCAGTTGGAGGATCAAAAGGATGCCTACCTATAGTTCCAGGCTCCTTTCTTCTTACATGAAAAGTTATGGTATCAACCCAATCAGTATCTGGTTTATCTTTATATTCTTTGGAATAACCAGAAACAAAATTAACTATTCTATTACTCGCTAGTTCTAATACATCTCCACTTGCTAGAGCTGTGGTTCCGGTTAATTTTATAAAACCTTCGTAGCCATCTAGTATAGCACTTATAGTATAATATTCACCGGTAGTTTTATTCTTAATCGGATCATTTATTTCCAAATAACGTGCATTTGGCATATAAATATACCACGAACCTCTATCAGATGTAGTCCATTTACCCTGAAAATCTATAAGGCTTTGATATATATAAGTCGTTATATCAAAGAGAGATGCGTTCCTATCCGATTGACGCATATCTCTATCGTTAGGATTAGTTAAAACATATGAGCTCTTTTGTATAGGTTTCAAGTACCTTCCCTAGCTCGGCCATTTAGATTACCTCCAACTTAACGGCAGCTCGCCAATATTCAATCCTCCCTTTTATATCTCTAAAAGGTTCTGCTACAGAAATATCATGTATCTCTTTATTTACATACGGACGTACGGGATTACCATCTTTATCATTTTCAATCTCAATTACTTTATCTTCTTTTTTAGGATTTACATAATATTTAAAATAATATACAACATAAGAAACATTCATTAAGCCAACAGGAGTCTCTCGTTCTTGGCCTGCTAATCCTATTGCTGGAGCAACTAATCTTCTCCTTACAATATGCAATTCGTCATCATAAATCCATCCCCCACCATCACATATTGTACAATTTTCGTCGGGTTCGTCATATTTACGATAATCACGACTAAATTTGTTTGCACCATTATCTACACGATTCCAACAAGTACATCTCTGGGTTTTTTCCATTCTCCTCAATAAAACCCAATGCCCCCTTTGAGGATCAAGATCATCACCTTCTAGAAGTTGTTTCATTTCAGCTCTAACATCTAACTCCCCAGAACCTGGATTAGGATCGTATAGTTGAACCTTCTTTTTTTTTACTCCACCCGCAGGCCATAATGGTATCGCCATAATGTTCTCCTATTAACTCCACTCTGAATATGCTCCTGGTGACTTGAGTTGTCTAGTTAACCTTTTATTTCCACCCAACCCTTCTGAAGCAGTAGGGATGCCCCAAGTTCTAACCCCCCTTATTGGAGGGTTCACGGGAGAACTAACCCCCTTGACTACCATTTTTGCTTTTGCCCTTCTACTTCTTCCTAAAAGTTGTTTCATCCAGGCATTCATACAATCAAGGGTTTTTTGTATTGCTCCTTTAATACCAGAATTAATATCCCCAGTATCCTGTATTGTAAAATCACCAAGACGTTTTAATTGTCCCGGACCACCTTGAGATAAATCTAATAATTTAGCATATAACAAATCATACTGCGTCTTACAACATACCCACATCTTGGCTGCAAATGTAGGTGAATCCATAGCCCAATTAGCTTGATCATATATAACATTTGCTATATTATAGGCTTCCTGTGAGTTAAAATATATATTTCTATTTATTACATCATCATTCATATCCCTTATAAATGGTCCTATTACCGCAACTATCCTACTTACAGCACAATACAGCGGGTAATATTTTGTTGTAAACATAAATTGGTAATCGTCATCAAGAACATTGCCATCTTCATCTTGTGTGTCTTCTGAAACGGTAACGGTTATCTCATTATTTACCTTCCAACCATCTACATCTGATGGCATCCAATATAATGTATATCCATTAGGATTATATACAACCCCATCAGGAACTGCTGTTGATACCGAAGGATCACCATCTACCGCTACTGCAGCTAGTGTCATCCAAGTTTGTAAAACAGCTGATCCGCTAGCCACAGGCCTATTAAACACAACCCTAACTCCAGATGGAGAAGTTGCACCCCATGTAACATCCTCATTATCCGCACTAGTTCCGAGATTACTAGAATAATTCTCAGGACTAGTACTTACAATAGCAAAATCAGTAGTTACTCTTGGTTCCAACACTTTTGCTGCAGGAGTTCCAGCAACCAATTCATCTGGTTGTGTTTCTGCTACAGTATCTTCCGGAGCTTCATAAACCTCTGTTCCAGTTGTATAATACCATGTTGCTGTAGTAGTCATCCCTTCATCAGATGAATTTTCAACACAAGTAGTTGATTGGTCTAAACCAACCACAACGACATTATAAGTAGAATCCTTATTAAAAATAACATCCGGTGTTAGAGTAACTTTATAAGTAGAACTATCATAGGAGATTGTCTTATCCATTACCTCATAATCAGATGTCCTATATAATATTATAGTATTATCGGTCAATGAAGTTGAATCCATTGCCTGATCAAAGGTAATATAAACAAGTTGATTTAAATAGACATTTGTAGCACTTGCCGCTGGAATCCTAGTGCTAATTATTGGTGCAGCCATTTTTCTCCCTATATATTAGACATCTTTTGTGAAGCTAATTTTTACTTCTTCTCCTTGTTCTTCAGTTACAGGTGAAACACCTCCTATTTCTGATAAAGCAAATTCTATTTTCTTTATTACACTAATTCTAGGTATGTTTTGTTTATTTTTTCCAGTCTTTTCTAACTCAAGTAATTTCTCAAGATATTCTATCTTATCAGAACTTTTTATTGTCTTATTCCTTCTTAAACCAAACAAATAATCTTCTATCTTTTTTCTTCCATTCTGTAAAAGATCTCCAGCAAATTTATTCTCAGGTATGATTACTTTTTTCTCTAAAGGTAAGCCCAATACTAGATCTCTTCTATCTATTGCATGGTTTATTCTTACTAACATATCATCTGTTATTGTCTCAGGAATAATAGCATTTTCTTGAGTTCCTACCCTTAAATCAATCCCTTCCTTGCCTTGAAAAAAATATAATCTTTTAACTGTATTTAGATTAACTCGATCTCCTCTCTTAGCAGATCCCACTTAGTCCTCCATTCTAGAAACCCGGGGAGGGCAACAGTAAAAATGCTGCCCTCACCCAAGAAATTTCTATATTTATACTCCGTCCTGATTTATTGAAGTTAACGCACCAGAACCTGCCTGCCACGTAAGCATATCATCAAGATCATATGCGCGCTTCACATTAACGTTCTTTGCAACCGATATTGCTTTGCCCTCGTTAAGAATACCAAGACCATATCTTTCTCTAAACTTAATGGACCTGATATCCCTATTAGGATCATCCCATTCCTCATTCGTTACATCTTCATCAACAACTAAAATACCAAGTTCATTGGTATCACACATGATGATATCCGTATATGCAGCTGTCGCACCAGAAGCAGCTGTAAAAGAACAGAATGGGCTTACAATTATCCTAAGAGGAGCAGGAAACAAATTAGGAACGTTAGCAAAAGTAGTAGCAGTATTTTGAGCCTGGGCTGTCGGACCAGTATTTATTCCGCCAGAATACCAGCTTCTTGCTAAACCAGGTTTACCCTGCATGGGCTGGAAAATCGGCCCACCATTAGCAAAACCAAAAGCTCTAAGTATAGGATCTCTTGCAAAAATCAACCAACCAAGGGGACTCATAAGAAGTGCGTTTGGAATAAAACCTTGTTCCACTACTTTTGAGTACATGACCAATAGATCATCCAGTGTAATAGTACCATTCCCAGTACCAGCAGAATCTCTTCCACTTGTCTGCGTATTTGCCACATTGTTATTAAAAGTTGTGGTACCCTGGGTATTAATCATATTAAATATCTTGGTTTCTTTATGTCTCGCAAGAGCTCTACCCGCAGCTCTGATGTGCATATTCATAACATCATATTGCGAATATCTAAGCATCTCATCAGTTATTCTTACCTTGACACCAGATTTCCCGATAAACGCGGTAACCGTACCCGCAACTTCTAACTTTCTCTCGGGGTATTCTCCACCTTCCGGGATATCTTCTGCAGTAAAAGCACCTGCAGCAGGAAACGTTATCTGTTGTCCGGCAGAAAATCTAATGGTATGCAATAGACTGGCACCCACTAACAAAGGTTCGATAGCTTCTTTTACCACATTAGAAACAACTCTTCCAATGAGAATAGAAGCATCAGGAGTAGAAAGAGCATCAACCATATCTCTATAACCTATTTTTTGATCTTTCTTTGTCGAATCAAATTGATCAACAGGGTTTTCATAACCATTATTCATCCAGATACTATTTGTTTTTTCGTACTTGTCCTGGAGCTTATCGTCATCGAATTCCCTCTTTACAACCTGGTCCGCTTCTCCTATTTTATCGAACACTTTGGCAGTGATGGCACCCAACTGCTCTTCAGTAACCACCAATTTTTCGTCTGCCATTATTATAATTCCTCCTTTTGAATAAAACTCAAAATAGCTACTATGCTACCATGAGCTGAATTAGTAATTTATAACTATATGCAGCACTATTATCATAATCATACAAATGCTGAGCTATACCGCTTGTATCAGAACCAGATAAACCAAGACCAGGTACAGTCTGCACTTTATCCAGATTATCTACAGCAGCTACAGCAGATCTCTGAATACATCTTCCAACTATCTGATCTGGTATATGAACCTGGTCATTCCATCTTATAAATCCACCAGTCGTGTTAGACTGAACAAGGTCACCAGGATTAATTGTACCAGAAGCATCAGTAGTACTCTTTACTGGTATTTCAATCAGATAATCACAAAGAACAGCTACTTTATCTTGCAATTGATAGTTCGTATATTTCGTTATTTCTGTAGGACTTGCACTATCATATCCTGCAGTTAAATTCTGATAGTAATCATACGGTGCAACTCCAATTGGCTTATTACCAGGTGGGGTCGAGCTAGTAGCACCAGCAACAGAAACATACGTATCGTGACCATTACTATCATAATCAACAGTAAGTCCGATATCGTTTGCAGTATATGTATAGGCAGTCGCAGCACCACCATTACAATTAACAAGGTCACCACTTGCGTCCACAGCAACAATCGTACCAGCAGAGATAACTACCCAGTCATTCAAATATTGATCCTGAACTTGCACAGGAAGATACTGAGCGGGTTTTAATTCAAGAGCTGGCCTTTCACCCTGTGATATTTCCATAAACGTCCTTGTAAGGTTACTATTGCGTTCGTATCCTCTAGGGATTCTTATAGACATTTAAATTTCCTCCTTTTGTTTACTTGCCCTTGGAAAATAGTCTGATTAATCTATCCTTTTTTGTTTCAGGCTTTCCCGTCTTATCGGGTTCGACTTCATTAGTCTTATCGATTTGAGACGCACCAGGATTTTCGACTACTTCTCCTTTTGAGCCAGTAGAGATAAATAGTTCTTGTTCTAACAGAAGATCAGAGATCTGATCTTTTAGAGAATCTACACTTCTTTGAGCAAACTCTTCAACTTTTTTATCGCGATTATCTGGGGTCTTGATAGACGCAACATCAGGTTTTCTTAGAATTCGCTTTAAATCATACATCCTCTCAGCAACTACTTTATGTAGATCTGTGTTAAGTTTTATATTTTCATCAAGTAGTCTATTTCTTTCTTCATCTTTCTTGGCAATTTCGTCTGCCAATTCTTTCTCTTTCGTTTCAAAATTAGAAACTGCCAAATCTTTTGCTTCCTTAAGATTGTTGAGTTCTTCTTCTATCTTATCACAGTTTACATTTTTATCCTTCTTTTCATATTCCTCAACAAGTTTCTTAATTTTTACATCACATTCATCTTCTTTTTTCTTAGCATCTTCCTTAAACTTAACAACCTCTTCTTCTATTAATGCTTTAACAGCATCAAGATCACGTAATTGGTCTTTTGTCAATTCTTCTAGTTTCACGTCTTCCTCCTTGTTGTCTTTAGCTACTTTACTGGATTTATCAAGGAGATGTAACACAACCTCATCACCTTCTTCTGTCTCGTTATCCAACAAGTTATATAAATTAACACTATCTTTACTCCCAAGGTCAAAAAGAACTTTTTCCTCGCCATTATTAGCATATAAATACATATCAACTGGTTCTTTATTTAGGGTATCATTTTCCTTTAAGATTGCTTCTTTTACACCAGCAAATTCATCGGCCGGCACATTAACAAAAGACAGCTCCCTATACATCAAATTCCCAGTTGTTATATATGCTAACTTCTTATCATAATATTTTCCTGGAGCATGTTCACAAGGTCCTTCGCTCCAATCAGTATTACAAATAGAACAAAATGCATGATTGGTAGACATTCTTACAGACACAGTCTCGTACCTACCATCAAGTATTTTTTGTATCGCAGAAGGATCAGTTATCTTAGTGGTCAAGCGTTGATAACCATATCCATCGCTTTGTTTTAGTACTGGTTTATATTCATCAATTTCTCCCTTAGGAGTCTTAACATATCTTGCTTTTATTACTCTTCCAATAGGATCTAAGCTATCATTATGATCCACTAGTACTGGTTTTTTATATGGCTTAGTCCAACTATTCAATCCTTTCTTCATCGACTCAGGCGGATAAATTCTATTATTTATAAGCGTCCCGGCATGTGTGGCATTAACTTCACATATGAGACTATAATCCTTTTTTATTCCACCTGAATCAGAGACTATCATTTCTCTTTTCTCTTTATCTATATCAAATTTAATAGAAAATGTATCATATAATTCGAGTTGTTTCATAACAAACTCCTTTATTATGCACCACTAGAGCTCGACGAACTACTAGAGCTTTGTGATGATGACGAACTACTTGAGCTTAGGCTTGAGCTTGAGCTACTTGAGCTTAGTGATGACGAACTACTTGAGCTTAGGCTTGAGCTTGAGCTACTTGAGCTTAGTGATGATGACGAGGAGCTACTCGAGCTTAAAGAAGATGACGAACTACTTGAGCTGCTACTATAAGCCTCGGTACATGTAAATTCAACCGAAGAAGCTGCAGCACTACCACTTCTATTTGTTACAGCCATAACATAATACTGTTGATTGGCAGCCAATACCCAAACAGAACTTACCTCAGTAGAAAGACTTGACTCATCATCAGATGTAATACCTTCATATATTTTATCACCACTTGGGTCTACCCAGGCATTATAATAATATTTAGTTGCAATTACACCACTAGCTGCGGTTCTATTAAAGTTATTTGCACCTATTCGCTCTCCTGTTCCCAAAACATTCGCACCTTCATATAATTCAACATGAAATTCTCCTGCACCTTTAACTTTTGCTATCAGTCCTACATTATATGTAGAATCCATATCTATAAGATATATATGCGAACTAGCAGATGCAAAAGTAGGATTTATATGACTAACATTATAAAGATCACCTTCTAGTGCTTTATAATATTCCTGATCAAGTGTAACAATACCATCATGTATTACTTTAATTTCATTCCCGGTCCTATCTCGTAATATAACTGGTAATGCACCATCCTAATTATCAAGATCTACTTGAACCACCCCGCTAGCTCCTGGATCGCCAGATGGAGGCAATTCAACCCTTGTTCTGTCAAGGGTATTATTATATGCTAGGTGCCTCGCCGTACTATCTCGTCTCGGCAGACTATCTGTTAATCCATCTCTAGCCATTTTTTCCTCCGATTGTTATTATTTTTCTTTTCCGGGCTTATTTTTTTTCTTC